AGAGATCAGTTCCTTCTTCTTGAGCATAATACATACTCGCTCCATATTTATTGGTAATTCCTAAAATATCTGGAAAAACCGGAGTAGCTGTAGAAGTATATTCTGTTGCATAAGGATTGGTAAATACTTGAGCATCTACCCATGTCGTTCTAGAAAGCGAACTAGTTGTCCATACATCCTCCCCATAATTATAAGTAACACATCTATCAACTTGAGTACTTCCGTTCTTAGGATAAAACCAATTTATTTCATTATATAAATTGTTATGACCTGCAGCCACGAGTTTACTGGATGAATACTGAATTCCTAAATTACTTCCACTACTATTAAAAACAAAATCTTCAACTAAACAAGGTAGATATTTAACCGTACCATCAAATTTAAAAAATCCACCTGCATCACCCATCCAATATACAGCTCCATCTGCTGCCACTGCCGCATGTTGACCCATACAACCACAGTTAGTTCCAACTAATTTAATACTAAATGTAAAAGGGGGACCAACAAACTGAGCTAAATAAGCTGCGGTATCAGTTAGAATTAAAAGATAGTCTTTACCTGTTACAGCTGCTCTAATTTCATTTCCATTATCTAATCTAAAAGTTCCTGCGGTGTTAGTCGCAGTCGGAGCATAAATATTTAAATCTTCTTGGTTAGAGAATCTAATAAACATAGGATCTTGTGTAGTGGGATCAGCAATAGTGGTTTCAGTTCCTAGATGAAATAAATGTCGATCTCTATCTGAAACTATAGTCATAATAGAAGCTGTTGGATTGTTGGTAGTTTCAAATCCACTAGTTGTTGTAGAGGCTCTATTGGCTCTAGGACTTGTAGCTCCCGCATCCCACGTATAAGTTTTTCCGTTAAGTATTGTAGCAACTAAAACTTGACCGTAGTTATCCAGACTCCAGTTCCCTGGATCCAGAACCACTGCGCTTGATGCGCTAGCTGTTCCCCATGTTGACGATCCGTATGTAGAAGTTCCCCATCCATAACCAAATGTCTGAGTAGTGGGTCCAACTGTTATATAGGGAGTAAGAGTAGCTGCACCTACAGCAGTCATCCCCGCTCCACCTTCATTACTAGATGCCTGTACTTCTAGCCAATCACCTCCAGAATCTACAGTTATAATTTCGTAAGTTTGTTGTAAATCAGATGCGGTATAAGTAGAAGCACCTGTAACTGTTACGGCTGTTACAACAATATATTCTCCTTGGGTTAAACCATGAGAAGCTTTATTAAATCGAACGACATTGGAACCATTTGTAGTTGTAATTGTAAATCCTGTAATTGCGCTATCTAATGGAGTAATGTCAAACCACGCATCTCCATAAAAAAGAAATAAACCTTTACTTGTTCCAACTGCTGTATATTTTTCTCCAGCTAAACTAGTAAAAGCATGTTGAGCTCTTGCGGGCCCTGGTAAAGTCTCTTGTGCGGAGGTTAATTGATTCCACCCACCTATTTTTTCTGGTAATCCATATCTAAATCTAACAAAATCTCCATCTGTCCATTGACCTTCGGCCCCTGATTCTGTGGCTTGTTTGTTAAATCCAGGCTTGAAATTTAATTTCTGTAGCATAATATACCTTATATATTACTTATGAAAAAGAAGAAAGTCCAAATATAAATGATATCTGAAAAATTGGAAGAGGGAATAATAGTATTAGATAGCTTTATAGATCCTAATTTATGTCTTATATTTAAAGAATATGCTGATAAAATGTGTACAGAAAAAAGAAGCACATTAGGGAATGCTGGACATAACTTTAGAGATGTAAGGGGATATTGTTTAGGATCTACTCTTGTATCAGATAAAATACTTTTTCAAAATGTTCATAATGAAATAAATAAAGCTTATTTTCATTACAAAATAAAGTTTCCTCGAATTGAAACTACACGACTTAGTCAGGTAGAATTTTTAAAGTATGAAAAAGATCAAAAATATGATTATCATGTAGATGGCTTTGGAGAAAAAATTCCTAGAACTCTTAGTTTAATATTAAATTTAAATGAAGGCTATAAAGGAGGAGATTTAGTATTTGCATATCAAAATTTAAAAGAAGAAATGAAAAGAGTTAAATTAAAAAAAGGAAGTATTGTTATGTTTCCCTCTAATTATTTGTATCCTCATCGAATAGAACCTATAATTGAAGGAACTAGATATAGTATTGTATCATGGCTGTCATAAGAAAAGATTTTAATTATAAAAAAATTCCTAACTTTATGTCTGAAGAGGAGTTAAAAATATACCAAGAATATTGTTTAAATAAATTAAATTTTTTGGAAACAGCTTTTTCTACAGATGTTACAAGTCCTTACTCACCCTTTTGGTGTGAGGATTCTTTAATACAGGTTCTCTTACAACAAAAACTTCCTCTTGTGGAAAACGTTACAGGTTTAAAATTATTTAAAACTTATTGTTATTGGAGATATTATGGATTTGGTGCCACTTTATCTACTCATGCAGATAGACCGTCTTGTGAAATTACTGTTACCGTATGTATAAACAAAACAGACAACTGGCCTTTAATTATAGATGGAAAAGAAATTGAACTTGATATAGGTGATGGGTTAGTTTATTTAGGAGTTGAAGTACCCCATAGTAGACCAGAAATGTTTAGGGGAGATGGAATGGCACAATGTCTTTTACATTATGTAGATCAAAAAGGTCCATTTACTCACCATAAAGACGATAATTATTTTAAGACCACCGGGTTTCAAAAACCTCCGGGTGATATTATTACAATGGAGAAATTAATAAATGAACAAAGAAAAAAAATATAATATACAAAATTTTATAGGCGTTTATGAAAATTATGTTCTGCCAGAACAATGTGATGAAGCTATTAAATTATATGAAGAACAGGATAAATTTAATAGAACTATAAACAGGTTAAATAGTGAAATGGCCCCTGTAACTCTTAAACAAGATAAGCAATTTTTTGCTAATGCTGGTAATATGGAAACGTGGTGGAGTGAATTAAAACCATTAATGCTCAATGTTGATATGGCATTTAAACACTATGTCCAAACAGTAGGAGCGGATGGACAGGAACTTTTTGGTAGTGACTATCATTACGCTACCATTAAAATACAGAAAACCGTGCCTACGGAAGGTTATCATGCATGGCATATTGAAAAATCAAAAAGCTATGAAGACAGAAGTCGTGTTTTTGTTTATGCCGTATATTTAAATGATGTTGAAGAAGGCGGAGAAACAGAGTTTCTTCATTTTTCTAAAAGAGAAAAACCAACTAAAGGTAAAATAGTTATTTGGCCTGCATCTTTTCCATACTTGCACAGGGGTAATCCTCCGTTGTCTGGAGAAAAATATCTTTTAACTTCTTGGATTCTTATTAAAAATTAAGCAGAGGTATATGAAGTAGGTCTTGCACCTTTTCTTGCTACTTGATCAGCTTCACTTTCAGTAGTATTTACTGATCCATCTTCAACATTATATGTAACAATAACATCTGCGTCCCAATCAGCTTGTAATTGAGCTAAGTGTGCCGAGTCCCATTTTGTAATAAATTGATTTCTGAAATCACCTAACGAAGCATTAGTCCATGATGCATGAGGTGTGTCATCTCTATACTCAACGCTTTCGCTGTAATTAGGGTCGTTATCTTTATATTGTATAGCCCAGATGTTTGACCATTTAGAATCATTCCAAAAAGAATCATCATTAATAGCATAAGCAATAGGATAACCTTCTGCATTTTTAACAGATTGGTTAATTATTCTTTTGTCTTCAAAAACGACTGTCCATGCTGCATTTGTTGCCATACATTATCTCCTTAAGTTTTAATTACGTACATTATTGTTAAATATGGTTGTAGAACCGAAGTTGCATCTCCAGTAAAATTTGCACTCATGTTGTGAGAGTGACCTGTTCCAGAACCTGTACTACCGGTACTTGCAGGAATAGCTGGAGTCGGAGGAGTTGCATTGTTTCCAAATAATCTACCAGCTGGGCTGGCTCCCCCTGGGTGTGAGTGAGATGCTAACTGTCCAGACGAAAGAGTTGCATTTGCTGTTGAACCTCCAACGTTTCCAGCTGAAGCTACCGTGTTCGCTCCACCAGTTGATGCTAAAGATTTGTTATTAGATTTTCCAACCGCTACATTGTCTTGTAAATCAGGTACGTTAAAAGTTGAGGCACCATCACCAGATCCATAAGTTGTACTTACAACAGCAAATAAAGCTGCGTACGTACTTCTTGAAACTGCTTGACCATTACACTCTAAGAAACCAGTTGGTACTGAAGCAGTAGACCATGGCACAATAGTAGCTGTAGGGATTCCTTCGATACCTGTAAGGTTTCCTCCATCGAAATCGTATTTTGTAGCTTCGTAATTTGACATAATCTATTATCTCCTATTTCTCTGTGTAAGTCCAGCCAGTAGTAGCATCACCAGAATAAACTAATGAAAAAGCTGCGCCTTGTGTGTTAACTGTTAAATTAGATGCTGCATTAGCGATGTTAGAACTATTTCTACCAACAACTAAAGCATTTGAATTAAAATCATAACCTTGGTCTACAAATGAAACCGTGTCACCTGTACTTGGTGATGCGGGAAGGGTGATCGTAACTCCTCCACCATTTGTATTTACTAAAAGTTGAGCACCTGCTTGAACTGTTTCTGCAGCAGAAACTGCTCTCCATACTTTTAATTCAGAACCTTTATAAACATTAGTTCCGTCCGACCATAATTGATAAGTGTGGCCTTCACATAAAAGAATTCCTGTTCCAGAAGTAGTTTTAAAAGTTAGCGTATAACCTGCGTGATCACAGCTATCTAAAACTGTATATGTTTTTTCTACAGAATCTGGAATAGTAACATTAACGTTGGCAGCTAATGTACCTGTTAATTTTATTACTTCATTTTTTCCATTAGACACAGCACCATTGGTAAAAGTTAATGCTCTACTTGCATTAGTTACGTTAAATGCATCATAACCACCAATAGCTTGTTCTAATATTAATAAGTTTGTATTTGTAATTTGTCCCCAAGTTCCCGAATTTTCA